GGCAACCTACTTTGGTGCGTTAAAGCCGTCGCAAATTGCTGTGCCTTCTCCGTTGGCGTTTCTTGTCTCTACTGCTGGCGACGAGTCTTCTCGAGCGTTCCTTAAATTGCGTGAGCAGGCTCTTGGCATTATTGACTCAGGCGTCAGGTCGGATTTGTTTATGGCGGAGTGGAGCCTTGAGAGCGGCGTATCACCGGATGATCAAAGATATTGGGGACAGGCGAACCCAGCGCTTGGGCGTACCATTACAATGAAGGGATTGGAAAGTGCGGCTGCTGCACCTGACCGTTCTCAGTACTTACGCGCACACTGCAACCTTTGGGTGGCTGCTGCCAACTCATGGATTAATCCGGGCGAATGGGCGAAGCGTTATACCACAAACCAAGAACTAGTTGGTGCCAATCCGGTGTTGGCTGTGGACAGCAGTGTGGATGACAGCAAATACGTCGGGATTCTTTGTGGTTTAAACAGTGACGGTGACATTGTGGCCAGCGTCGCTTTTACTTGTGAAACAAACCGCCAGATGTGGCGACACATTGAACGTCTTATGGAGGACGACCCAAAACTAAAATTGGCTATCACCCCAACACTTGACCTTCACACCCCAGAGCCGTTAATCCGTCGGCGCTCCTTGTGGGGCTACGCAGAGATGATTAAGTACACAGGTCTAGTCAAGTCAATGATTACTGAGGGACGGCTTCTGCACACTGGTGAAGAGATGCTGGCGGAACACGTCAACAGGGCAACCCTCGTCAAAGCGAACGGAAGCGTCGTTTTGTCAAGCCAGAAAAGTCCGGGCCCTATTGAATGCGCTCGTTGTCTTGTTGCTGCTGCTTCTTTGGTGTCTCGTCCGGGACAATCTGGTCGGGCAATGATGGGTTCAGCAAGGTAGTTGCATTTGCAACAAACTTGTGCAAGACTCCGCCCGTGGGATTTTTCACTCCGAAAGTTACAACGGCACAGATTAGTTCGCCGTCCGTAAAAGCAGCCGCAGGCGCTGGAGCAGCCCAAATAAACGACTTCCTTGCTTATACCACAGGCGCTGCCGAACAACGAGCATTACAAAACCCGACCGTGTCTCGATCTAAAGACTTGCTGGCCTCCATGATTGGCTGTCTTGAAATGCGTCACTACTCACGGCAGTGGACAGGCGAACGCTACGAAGAAATCTATCTGCCCCTTGAGCCGTGGATGGAACAGCCTGACCCGAAGGTTACGCGCAACTTTTTCTATTCAAATATTTTTAGCGACCTTTTTTTTCATGGCCGTGCTTTTGCTTTCGTAACTTCTCGTTACTCCACCGGATTGCCAGCATCATTCACTTGGCTCCCAGCGGCCATGTGCACAACACCGAATCAATCAGGCCCACAATGGTTTGGGCCTTCTGACGTTATTGAATTTAACGGCATTGAAATTGGCGACACAAACGATGTCATTCAGTTCTTGTCTCCAATTCAAGGGTTGCTGTATCAAGGCGCTCGAGCACTATCAATTGCAACACACCTTGATCAGGCGGCTGACCGCTACGCAACTCTTGAAACCGTTCCGGGATATTTACAGCAAAAGGGCGGCGAAACTTTAGATTCTGACAGCCTAAGCGAAATTGCTGCTGCATGGTCGGCCATGCGTCGCCAAAATGCCATCGGTGCACTTAATGATTATGTTGAATTTAAAGAATTCAGCGTTTCCCCAGCAGAAGTAGTTGCTGAACAGCGAAAATATCAATCTCTTGAAATTGCCAGAGTTTCTAACATCCCTGCATACCTTGTATCGGCACCGCAAGAAGGCTCAGGCCTGACCTACACAAATGTTCAGGATTCAAACCGCCAGTTGTATCTCTACGGGGCAAAGCCATTTATTGAGTGCATTCAACAGACACTTTCGGCTTCTAATGTTTTGCCAAGAAATCGTTTTGTCAAATTTGACATTGAAAATTATCTAGAAGAAGAAATGCATGACGTTATGGTTGAACCAATCGTTGATGTGTCAGAAGAAAGCCAATCATGATTCATTTTGTAAATGTTCCAATCACGCTCGACGCCGCAGCAAGCGAAGATGCACCTAAAACCATCACTGGTATCGCAGTCCCTTGGGCACCGGTATCGGCAACCGTTATGGACGGCACCAAAGTTTCTTTTCAACGTGGCGCTTTTGACCTTGACATGAAGAACCCTAAGTTGCTTGAAAATCACGACATGAGTCAACTTCGCGGCGTAGTGTCATCACTCGCTGATATGCCAGAAGGTTTAGGATTCACGGCCACCTTCGCAAAGACGGGCGCAGCCGCTGACGCTATTGAACTCGTAAAAGCAGGCGCTTACGACTCAGTGAGCGTCGGCGCTGTACCTACAAAGTTTAAGTACGACAAAAACGGCGTCATGGTCGTTTCAAAAGCCGATTTAGTCGAAATCAGCCTTGTCGCACAACCAGCATTTAAAGATGCTGTCATCACAGAAATCGCTGCATCTGAACCTGATGCAACCGAACCCACCCCAACAGATTCCGAGGAGGAACCAGAAGTGGCTACACAAGAAAACCCAGTGGTTGAGGTTGAGGCTTCAATCATCCCAACAACACCCATCTACGCAACCGCACGTCGTGAAGTAAAACTTCCAACCGCTGTTGAGTACCTTTCAGCAGCAATCTCAGGCGGCGACCAGTGGCGCGGAATGTCAGAAGCACTTCGTGCGGCTGCACCGGACATTGTCACAACTGACACTCCGGGCCTTTTGCCAACACAAGTCCTTGGCCCTGTTTACAACAACTTCATTGGACGCCGTCCAGTAGTTGACGCAATTGGCGTGAAAGCAATGCCCCAAGCAGGCAAAGTCTTCATCCGTCCTGAAGTAACCACGCACACCACAATTGGTGCTTCAATTGCTGAACAGTCACCATCGCAAGGAACTCTCGTTGTTTTCAACAACCAAGTCACCAAGCAAATTTTCGGTGGATATGTCAACATCTCCGAAGCCGATATCGACTGGTCAGACCCTGCAATCTTGTCAGTCGTTCTTGACGACATGGGCCGTATCTATGCCAACGCAACAGACAACTACGCAGCCGACCAACTTGTCGCTGGTGTAACTACGACAGAAGCATTTGCTCTTGCTGACATCGCTAAGCCTGAAGTTTGGGCTGCTGAAATTGCTAAGGCTGCATCAACAATCTTGAGTGCATCAAACGGCAACTTGCCTACTCACTTGTTCGTCGCACCTGACCGCTGGCAGGATTTGCTTGGATTGAGCGATTCTTCAAAGCGTCCGTTGTTCCCACAGGTTGGCCCAATGAACGCATTCGGTAATCTTGCACCGGGACAATACAACGGTAACGCTTTTGGCTTGCAGGTTGTAGTTGACCGCAACTTCGCCAGTGGCGTAGCGATTGTGGCAGATGCGTCTGGATTTGAACTGTTCGAGCAGCAGAAGGGTGCCATCAGCATCGATTCACCATCAACACTGTCTCGCACACTTGCCTTCCGTGGGTACTTCGCAGCACTCATGATTGACGCAAGCAAGTTTGTTCAGTTCGCTTTTGCGTAAAGCAACAAACTAGAAAGACTGCAAGACCATGGCTGTTTACAACCTCGCATTTCATACGAGACTAGACAACTATGCCATCTTGCAGACTTTTGTTGACACAGACATTCAGTCACAAGACTCGGTAGTTATCGCAGGAGCGGGGCACAACTTCAACGGCACACACACTGTGGTTTCTACCGAGCCTTACGACTTCATTGGCGTTTCAGACGAAGGCGACTTGCTTTTTGACTATGACGTCATCATGGAAAACCAGTTCATATACGTCAGTTCAGGCGACAACCTTGAACGAAGCGTTGCCACCGGAACTGTCACTTACACGCCTACTTGCTCGTGGATTACCTCAGCCGACGTCACCAGTTGGCTTGGCATTGAGGTCGCTACCGCTAATGACACCGCATTCATCGCTGTATGCGTCTCTGCGGCTAACTCTTGGGCTTTCCGCAAGCGTAGAGAGGCTGGCTACACAGACAACCTTACAACGGCTCCTGACGGCGCAGCCAAACTAGGCACAATAATGTATGCAGCCACCCAATATCGCTCTCGTGGCGCTGTTGATGGCTACGCCTCATTTGATTCAATGGGTATGGGAACACCAACCATGTCGCTTGGCCAGATCATGCAACTGCTTGGCTGTGGAAGACCACAGGTTGCCTAATGGCTGCAACAGGGATTCTCTACGAAGCAGTGAACGCAACCAAGACCGCACTCACGGCTTTGGGCTTGAAGCCAGTTACCGACCCACGCAACGCTCGACCATTGTCAGTGATGATTGAACTTCCAACGCTCGATGCTTTTACATACAACGTGGGCGACATTCGGCTAGTCATTCGTGTTCTTGCTGGGCCTCCGGGAAACCAAGACTCAGGTGATTACCTGATGACAACAGTGGACACAATCATGAACTCACCAATCGCCATAGTGGACGGAAGGCCATCTCTCGCTTCATACGGCGAACAGATGCTTCCTTGCTATGACATGACCGTTGCCGTAGCAGT